GTTTGTGACGGTTAAGGGTGTTCTTCCTAAGAGCTCTCCTCGTCCTGTGAAATTAGTAGCAGGCAGGAGGAGACCTCAAAGGAAGGTCCCTAGTCGTCGGATGCCGGTGCACACCAAGAAGCTTTGGGAAGCAACTTGGTGTGCTTTGATTTCTTGTGGCGTTGGAACACGTCGTGGTGCGTGGGAAATACGAAGGTGGGTATCCCTTGCGAGCGATCGCATGGGATGGGAGGAGGTTGCACGATCCCTTAAGGATGTCTGTAACACCCTGCGGGCATCTGCCCTTGAGGGTCGTCGTGCTTCTCTTCCCAAGGCCCACCATTTCCCCGCAAAGCTCCTTTCGTTCCTGGATCGTCGTCTCACTGTTAAAGGAAAGCTGGCCTTTAGTAGGCTCGCTCGTGCCCTCCCAGCAGCAAGTGACATGACGAAGAAAGAAGCCTTGTACACACACGCGACGAACCTCTCGGATCGACATGTTACTCCCCAGTGGGCACTGGAGAGTATTCAGGAACATGTCGCCCACATCCTGAGAGGTGCGTTCCAACATACGAATGGTTACTCTGTGCCTTCTTCTGCTAGCGCAGTGGTTGAGGCGAACCGTAAGGAGGGTGGTTATAATAAGGTACTGGCCGATTTGGCACGCGCTGGGTGGCGCGGTGTTGCCGAAGGTCGCACAAGGGGTGGTGCGATTATCGGTGACCAGTATTATAAAGAACCATCCCGCCTTGCGGCTCACTTCGAGCACGCGACCCAGCGGCGAATACGGAGTGATAAGTTCATTATGTACCCGACTGTTGTCAGTGCGGAACGTAACATGGCGCACGCTACAGCGCTTTTGTTGCGAACCGCGTCGGGACGAGTGACTCATCACGCCTCCGTTATCGCTGAACTGGGGATGAAGGCACGAGTCATTACCGTCCCTCCGGCCGCTGTCTTCGCCCAGGGTGACTTGGTTCGCCAAGTCCTCTGGCCCGCTCTTCTTGCTCGAATTCCTCAGATCCTTCCGTATGCTCCGCATACGGAAGAGGAAATCTTGCAACGACTGAGTGGGTTCGTGCCTGGAAGAGTCTACCTTTCGGCGGACTTGACCAGGGCGACTGACGGTTTCGGACATGATGCCATCTTGGCAGTCGTCAAGGGCCTTAGAAAAGCAGGTTTCCCCGCTCTTCTCTGCGCCGAACTCGAGAGTAATCTCGGAGTTGGTCATGACGTGCATTATGTCCGTTACAACAAGTCGCAGCTCACGAAGCGAGCGTGGTCGGAGCTTGGAAGACGTTTTGGTGTGAACGAGGATGGGGAGACAGTCGATGTCCCGAAGTTGCGTGGTTCCCTTATGGGTACACCATGCTCCTTCTCGATATTGAGTATCCTCAATCACTGGATGAGTGAGAGGTTGGGCCGCAGTAGGATCATTTGCGGAGATGATCTTGCCGCTCTCACACATCCCCAGAACGTCTCTTCCTATGCGCAGAGAGCCTCTGCAGTAGGAAGCGAACTCCACCAGGGTAAGAGTTTTAGGTCTAAGATTGGCTTCGTGTTCTGCGAAGCCTACGCACTGCTCAACGGTGCGTCTCTTAGGTCCTTTAGACCCCCATCCCTGAAAGAGTTTGTCCGTGACGGTAATGGGGTCATGTGCCAACATGCCGTGGACCCCTGTGCGTTCAACCGCTTGGCTCGATGTGCTCGTACTTTGTACAAGCGTCAGAGAGCGATCGCGACGCGCAAGGGTAGATACCCCGAACTCCCTGCTGTGCTCGGCGGCCTCGGGCATCCCTGTAAGGGGAAGCTCCGAGTGCCTGCAAGTGGACGAGCAAGGTTGTTCGAGTTGTATCTGTGTGAGAACCACGCACATGGCGGAGCACATGACCCAACCAGATTCGTATCTACTCTTACCTACCCCGCGGTTCCCACCTCTAGAGGTGAGTTCCGTGCGAGAGTTACCCAGGTTCGTGCTTGGCTTGACACCAAGAAGATTGACGAACCGCAACCTGGGGACGCTTTCGCCACCAACCGTGAGATTAGCGCATATTCGTCTATGTGCGCGAATCTCACGTATCTGGCAAATGGTGGAAGGTTTCGTAAGAGTAGACCACAAGAAATCAAAGTATCGAGACAGAGGTGGCCCAAGCCCGTCGACGGTTGCCGACGGGGGGTCTTGTCCAGTCAAACGAGGATTAACCAGGTTCTCTACTGGGACAGGAGAGCTCGTGGGGAGCTCGGCACCTATCTCGATGCACCGCTTCAGACGCATATCCGGCGTAGGACATGCGCCCACCGGGAGGGTGACCTCCCGGGAGATGACAGGTAAGCATGGG